GTTACAAAAAGAAACCGCAATGGACAGACTCGCTCGGGATTATATAGTTTGTTCATACCTATGGAATGGAACTTCGAGGGATTCATTGATTCTTATGGATTACCTGTATTCAACACGCCTGATAAACCGGTCAAAGATAATCACGGGCAATATATTGACGTCGGAGTTATCAACCATTGGGAGAACGAAGTTGAAGGATTAAAAGGAGATCAAGACGCATTAAATGAATTTTATAGACAATTTCCAAGAACTGAAGAACACGCTTTCCGTGATGAAACTAAAAATAGCATATTTAATCTTGCTAAGATTTACGAACAGATTGACTACAATGAAGAGGTTGCAAACATGGGTAACGTTACCGTTGGTAGTTTTTCGTGGAAGAACGGAATAAAAGATACTGAGGTACAATTTACACCTAATCCTAATGGAAGATTTAAGGTTAGCTGGGTTCCTCCAAAAAAATTACAAAATAATATAATAATAAAGAATGGTATTAAATATCCCGGTAATGAGCATGTTGGAGCTTTTGGTTGTGATAGTTATGATATATCCGGCACAACAGATGGCAAAGGATCTAATGGTGCTTTGCACGGGCTTACAAAATTTAGCATGGAAAACGCGCCAGCTAATATGTTTTTTTTAGAATATATAGCTAGGCCACAAACAGCAGAGATGTTTTTTGAAGATGTTTTAATGTCATTAGTATTTTATGGTATGCCTATATTGGCAGAAAATAACAAACCAAGATTATTATATTATATAAAAAGAAGAGGGTATAGAAGATATTCAATGAATAGACCTGATAAAGCTAAAAACAAATTATCAGTAACAGAAAAAGAAATAGGCGGTATACCTAATACAAGTGAAGATATAAGACAAGCGCATGCAGCTGCAATAGAAACATATATAAATGATTACGTTGGAGTTAAAAGCGATGGAAGTTACGGTGATCTATATTTTAATGGTACATTAAATGATTGGGCTAAGTTTGATATAAACAAAAGAACAAAGTTTGATGCAGCTATTAGTTCAGGGCTTGCTATAATGGCATGCAATAAAAATAAATATTCACCTAATGTACAGAAACTAAAAACTAATTTTAATATAAGTTTTTCTAAATACGAAAATAAAGGAACTTTATCCAAAATAATAAATTAATTATGGCTGAATCAGTTATGAAAAATTACTTCCCGAGCCAAGCGGTCAGTGATAGCGAAAAGCTAGATCCAAAGTATGGTTTAGAAGTTGCCAAAGCTATAGAAAGTGAATGGTTTAAAAAATCTAATGGAGTAAATAGATTTTTTCAACACCAGAATAATTTTCATAAACTAAGGTTATATGCAAGAGGGGAGCAATCAATACAAAAATATAAAGATGAATTATCAATAAACGGTGATTTATCATATCTTAATTTAGACTGGAAGCCAGTACCCATTATACCAAAATTTGTTGATATAGTTGTAAATGGTATTGCAGAAAGAACTTACGATATAAAAGCGCATTCGCAAGATCCGTATGGTGTTAGTAAAAGAACACAATATATGGAAGATATATTAGCGGATATGCGTACTAAAGAATTTACACAAGAAATAAAAGATGAATTAGGTTTTGATTTTGGAAGCATGCCAGCTGACAAGTTACCTGATAATGAAGAAGAATTACAACTGCACATGCAGCTTAACTATAAACAGCAAATTGAATTAGCAGAAGAACAAGCTTTAGCATCCATATTTGAAATGAACAAATATGAAAATATAAAGAAAAGATTATATTATGACATGACTGTATTAGGTATAGGTTGTGTTAAAAATACATATACTGAATCAGAAGGAGTTAAGATTGAATATGTTGATCCTGCTAATATTGTTTATTCATATACTGAGTCACCTTATTTTGAAGACATATATTATGTTGGAGAAATAAAACACGTTACTATAAATGAATTGAAAATGCAGTTTCCTAATTTAACGGAATCTGATTTAAAACAAATATCTGATTATAGCGGTGGATCATACAGTAAGTATAATAAATATAATGCACAAGTAAACAGTACAGATAATAATACAGTAGAGATAATGTATTTTAATTATAAAACTTATATGAACGAAGTTTATAAAGTAAAAGAAACTGCTACTGGTGCTGAAAAAATTATTAAAAAGTCTGATGCGTTTATGGCTACACCTATGGAAGGTGAGTTAAGATTTGAACGTATTGCAAAAAATATTGAAGTACTTTATGAAGGTGTGTTCGTTCCGGGATCTAATATGCTTTTAGACTGGAAGCTTTGTGATAACATGCTAAGAGAAAAAGCTGATATAAATAAAGTAAAACTTAATTATTCTATCGTTGCACCTAGAATGTATAACGGTAGAGTTGAATCATTAGTAAGCAGAATTACTGGTTTTGCAGATATGATACAGCTAACGCATTTAAAAATACAACAGATATTATCAAGAATGGTTCCTGATGGTGTTTATGTAGACGCTGATGGTTTAGCTGAAATTGATTTAGGTAACGGAACAAATTATAATCCGCAAGAAGCGTTGAATATGTTTTTCCAAACTGGTAGTATTATAGGAAGATCATTTACATCAGACGGTGATATGAATCCAGGTAAAGTACCTATTCAAGAAATAAATAATCAAGCAGGTACAGGAAAGTTAAGTGCTTTAATAAGCACATACAACTATTACATGCAAATGATTAGAGATGCTACTGGCTTAAATGAAGCAAGAGATGGTAGTACTCCAGATAAAAACGCTTTAGTAGGTGTTCAAAAACTTGCAGCTGCAAATAGTAATACAGCTACAAGACATATATTACAAGCAGGATTATTCTTAACTACAGAGTTAGCTGAAAAAATATCATTAAGAATTTCAGACGTATTAGAATATTCACCAACAAGAGATGCCTTTATACAAGCTATAGGCGCACATAATGTTGGAACGCTAGATGAATTAACTGAGTTATACTTACATGACTTTGGTATATTCATAGAGTTATCACCAGATGAAGAAGAAAAACAAATGCTTGAAAATAATATACAAGTAGCAATTGCACAAAATAATATTGATTTAGATGATGCAATTGATATACGTGATATTAAAAATGTTAAGCTAGCTAATCAACTTTTAAAATTAAGAAGAAAAAAGAAACAAGAAAGAGATCAGCAAATAGCTCAACAAAATATTCAAGCACAAGCGCAAGCAAATGCTCAAGCGCAACAAGTTGCTGCGCAAGCTGAAGTTCAAAAACAGCAAGCGTTAACGCAAAGTAAAATCCAATTAGAATCCGCTAAAAGTCAATTAGAGCTTAATAAGTTTCAAGCAGAAGCTAATATGAAAAAAGAACTAATGGCTTTAGAGTTTAGTTTTAACATGGAATTAGCTAAAGCTAAGACTAATGTTGAAAAGAACGCTATGAACCAAAAAGAAGACCGTAAAGACGAAAGAACAAAAATACAAGCTACTCAGCAAAGCGAACTAATTGAGCAAAGAAAAAATAACACTGCACCAAAAAGATTTGAATCTTCTGGTAACGATATATTAAGCGGTGAATTTGGCTTAGGTGCATTCGATCCTAAGTAATATATAAATTGTATAATCATATAATATTTTATTATGGCTGAAGAAATTAAAGCAAAAGTAATAGACGTTGAAGAACCGTCTATCCAAGAAAAAGAAGAAATAGTACAGAAAAACGCTAACAAAGGGTTCGATGAAGAATCAGGCGTGTACAAAGTGGATTTAAGTAAACCACCCGTAACAGAACAAGAAACTAAAAAAGAAGAAAATGCCGTTCAAAAGCAAAGCACAAATGACAGCAATGATACTGTCGGAGAATCCGAAGACACGAGCAGTGGCGAGGAAGTGGTTGAAGAAATACGGGACACCAAAGAAGAAGAAATAGAAGTTCCTGTAATTGAAGAAATTAAAGATGAAACAGATACAACTGACGAGACAGGAGTGGATGGAAGCGATGAGGCTACCACTACCGTATCGCAACAAGAAGAAGTATTACAGGAAGAAGAAGCACAAGAAGCTATAGAGTATCCAGAAAATATTCAGGACTTAGTTAAGTTTATGAATGACACTGGTGGAACTTTAGAAGACTATGTGGCTTTAAATAAGGACTACGAGAAGTTTGAACAAATGGATTTATTGCATGAGTATTATACTCAAACAAAACCTCATTTGTCAGCAGATGAAATTGCATTTTTAATAGATGACAAATTTTCATTTGATGAAGAGGTTGATGATCCTAAAGATATTAAAAGAAAAAAATTAGCATTTAAAGAAGAAGTTGCGCAAGCAAAAAATGATCTTGAATCTAAAAAAGCTAATTATTATAAAGAAATTAAAGCTGGGTCAAGGCTAACGCCTGAAGCTCAGAAAGCTATGGACTTTTTTAATAGATATAATAAAGAAAGTGCAGAAGCTGAACAAATAAACAAATCTCAAAGAGATGTGTTTAATCATAAAACCAATAGCCTTTTTGATAATCAATTCAAAGGTTTTGAATATAAAGTTGGAGAAAAGAGATATAGGTTTAATGTGAAGAATGTAAATGAAGTTAAAGAAACACAAAGCGATATAAATAACTTTGCTAAGAGGTTCTTAGATAATAATAATGTTATGACAGACGCCGCAGGTTATCATAAAGCTTTATTTACAGGGATGAATGCCGATGCAATTGCTCAACACTTTTATGAGCAGGGTAAAGCAGATGCTATTAAAGAATCTGTTAAAACTGCGAAAAACATCAAGATGGATCCTAGATCTGGGCATCAAGAAATTGAAGCAGGTGGAATAAAAGCAAAAGTAATTAGCGGAGACAATTTATCAGGATTAAAATTAAAACTCAAAAATTACTAACTTAACACTAATTAAAAATGGCAAACAATAATGTTTCATTCGCTGGTCCTGCGGCCGGCGGTATAGTTACGCCTGCAGTGCAAAAAGCAGCATTGTCGACTAACTATTTAAATTTCCATTCAGGTGGTGTAAACTGGGCACAACAGTATCTACCTGAATTATATGAGCAAGAAGTTGAAAGATACGGTAATCGTACTGTCTCTTCTTTCTTAAGAATGGTAGGTGCAGAAATGCCTATGGCTTCTGATCAAGTTATTTGGTCTGAACAAGGTAGACTTCACTTAGCATATAACGGATCTGTTAACGTAACAAACGGTATCATTACATCAATTACTGGAATCGACTCAGGTGCAACTGAAGCTCACGCTGTGAGAAAAGGAGCAACTGTAGTAGGTGTAGTACAAGGTGTAGTGTTTAAAGCTTTTGTTACTGCTGGTATCGAAGTTGCTACCAACACGTTAACAATCAAACCTTACGCTGGTACTAACTTAGATAACCTTTCAGGTATCTCTGGTACTAACCAGTCAATTAAGTTCTTTGTTTACGGTTCTGAATTTAACAAAGGTACAGCTAGTATGACTGACGCTGTAGAGCCAAACTTCAAATCTTTTACAAACAAACCAATGATTATAAAAGATCACTACGAAGTATTTGGTTCTGATACAGCTCAAATCGGTTGGATCGAAGTTTCAGGAGAATCTGGACAAGGAGGTTACTTATGGTATTTAAAAGCTGAAGGCGATACAAGAGTAAGATACGAAGACTATTTAGAAATGTCTATGATTGAAGCTGAAAAAGCTGTAGGATCAGTTAGCGCTGGTGTACCTGCAGGTTCTGAAGGTCTTTTATCTGCGATAGGATCAAGAGGTATTGTAGCATCAAATCAATTTGACGCTAGTACAACTGCTCCAGATAAATTAGCTGAGTTTGACTTATTATTAAAAGAATTAGACAAACAAGGATCTATTGAAGAAAACATGTTATTCTTGAATAGAGACGCTAACTTATATATCGACGACTTACTTGCGGGCTTAAACGCACATATTACAGGTGGTGTAGATTACGGAGTATTTGAAAACTCTGAAGATATGGCACTTAACTTAGGGTTCTCTGGATTTAGAAGAGGTTCTTATGACTTTTACAAAACTGACTGGAAATATCTAAATGATAAATCTACAAGAGGTTTAGTAGGAGGCTTAGAAGGTCTTTTAGTTCCTGCTGGAACATCCTCAGTGTATGATCAGCAATTAGGTAAAAATGTAAGAAGACCATTCTTACACGTAAGATATAGAGCTTCTGAAGCTGATGATAGAAAAATGAAATCTTGGATTACTGGTTCAGTAGGTGGAGCATCTACAACTGGTGATGATAAGATGGAAGTACACTATCTATCAGAAAGATGTCTAGTAGTACAAGCTGCTAACAACTTTATCAGATTTGATTCTTAATATCAATTAAAGGCAAAGGGTGCTTCGGCACCCAGCCTTTTATTAACTTTTATTATATTATATTATGGCAAAAAAACAAAAAGCAGAGGTGGCTGCTGAAGAACCAGTAATGGTTGCTCCGCCAAAAAAAGTGGCTAAGTCACAAATACAAGATAAATTATACGAATTAACAATAGGTGAAAATCCTATAACTTTTCTTTTAAGAACAAGAGGTTTACTTTGGTTTGATAAAGAGAAGGGGTATGAAAGAGAAATTAAATATTGTGAAAATCAAAATACAATATTTAAAGACGAAATGAAAGGGCCAGAAAGATTAAGTCATATCGTATTTAGAGATGGCAATCTTTATGTTCCAAAAGAAAAACAAATACTACAAAGATTTCTAGAGTATCATCCAGATAATGGATTAAAGTTTAAAGAAAATAATCCAGTTAAAATAGCTGAAGACGATATTGATTATTTAAACATGGAAATCGAAGCTATGAATTTAGCATTAACAATAGATGTAGATCAAGCTGAAGCAATTTTGAGGTCAGAAATGGGAAATAAGGTATCTAGCATGACTTCTAAGGAGCTTAAAAGAGATTTACTATTATTTGCTAGAGCAAATCCACAGCTATTCTTAGAATTAGCTAAAGACGATAACATAAGTATTAGAAATGTTGGTATAAAAGCCGTTGAAAATGGTATTATTAAGCTTTCAAGCGACAACAGAACATTTATGTGGGGATCAAACGATAGGAAACTTATAACAGTTCCATTTGATGAAAACCCTTATTCAGCTTTAGCGGCGTACTTTAAAACTGACGAAGGTATTGAAGTATATCAAACAGTTGAAAAAAAATTAAAGTAAGCGATTGTAGGTAAAGGCCTGCATCTCGCGGGTCTTTAACCTATAATAAAAATATAATGAGTGTAAACGTAAACACAGTATACCAAAGGGTATTAGCTATCACGAATAAAGAACAACGAGGATATATTACACCTCAGGAATTTAACTTTCTTGCTAATCAAGCACAATTAGATATATTTGAGCAATACTTTTATGACTTAAATCAATTTAGTAGAATACCTGGTAATCATAGTGAATATTCCGACATGCTCGCAATATTAGAAGAAAAAATAAGCTTTTTTGAAAAATCAAATCAAGCTATAAATAGCGGAACAACTTTACCCGCTGGATTATATAGATTAGGTTCTGTTATGTTTAATGGAGCAGAAGCTGAATCAATAACTCAAAAAGATTATATCTATATATCACAATCAAAATTAACAAAGCCAACAAACGATTTTCCTATATACATTAGAGATGATGCAGGTATTAAAGTATACGGTGCAGATGCAAATGGTAATATAGAACAAAAAACTAGTGGTGTTACTGCTAACTATATAGCGGAACCTGCACAAGTTTCATGGGCTTCAAATGCTAATACAGGTTTATATGATGCAGCTAATTCAGTAGATTTTCCATTACATGAATCTGAAGAAACAGAACTTGTAATAAAAATATTAGCTTTATCAGGAATGATATTAAAAGATAATACTTTATATGGTATTGCAAGTGGCGAAGATACAAAAAACGTACAACAAGAAAAATCATAATAAATGGGCCTAATAACACAAACAGACTTTCAGTATTATAATAACGCTCAAAAGTTTACAGCAACATCAAATCAAACAGAATTTTTACTTACATTTGATCCGCTGCCAGCTGCTGAGGCAGACTTTCTTTTATTTATAGATGGTACTGAAGCGGCAGATACTTTATATACATATTCAAGTACTGGCGTAAATGCTGGTAAAGTTATTTTTGGTGCAGGAAGAACAGCAGGTGAAATAATTGAAGTGAAGCTAAAAAAGTCTAATGCTGGTAATTATAGATATATTAATTTAAAAGACATTGTAAATAATTTCTTAATGGCTTATGTTGGCCAAGATAAAGTAATACCTAAAATGAAAAGAAACGACGTATTGTATTATGCAAAACGTGGTATACAAGAATTTAGTTATGAAATATCAAGAGTTGAAAAAATACAAGAAGTTGAAATACCAGATTCATTAGG